CTGATTCATGTGTACCACGTGCAGTATATGTTAAGCCAGATGGGTTTGGGTGAAATGATACTCCACCACCCTTCTCATTCGATTTATCGTCTTGTGAGAACATCATGTCACCTTGATATACACCGTTTTCTGGTGCAACTTTAGGTAAATGCTTTAGTGCATCTTTTAATTTACCCACCAGACCTGGTGCGTGGCCATGATTCTTTTCAATATCTGCATTAGTGTAGTTAATCTTAGGTGTCTTATTAAAAGCAGATTTCGATGCTACAAAAAACTTACCATTTTCTGGATGGCGTCCATAAACAATAGCAGGAGAACCATCATATTTGGTGGTGAGTTCTGAACTCTTTTTACCTTGCTGAATATGTTGTGCGGCCGCCGTGAGAGATTTGATGGCGTGCTTGGCACCCTTCTCTCCGTTCTGGAGTGGACGGTCTTCTACGTGCGTCAAGTGTTTAATCTGACGGCTTGCACCTTCTTCGGTGTCTTCTTGTTCAATTAAAAATCGGGAAAAAGGTAACATTAAATCCTCTGAGTAGTACGCTGTGACTATTAGGTTTAGGTATTTAGTAGCCCCAAATCTTTGTGTCTACCCAATTCGACATATCATCTCTAATAATTGAGTGTTTTCCAATATTGAACTTACCATCGGTGAATGGATGGTCAATATCGATTCGTTCAACTGGAACGTTATTCAACACCAACTGTTCACGTAGCATTTCGTGTCCACACAATGAGATACCAGAATTATACAACCGTCTGAGATTTAGAAATGTTGAGGCATAGACATTCATTGTATCTGGATCAGCAATAGCAAACTGGTCGTTCAACAATGGATTTGGACCATCCGTGTCTTTTGAGATATAAACTATACCCTTCTCCAGTGTATTGAAATCAATCGCTTTATTGAGGGCCAAGTCAAATCGTGAACGGATGACATAATCATATTTTACATCATTTAACGTCTGGTGGCGAATCCTAAAGTCATTTGCTCTATAAATTGAATAGAACATTGACGTACAGAAGTTTGCCGGATGTGATGCGTTCGGTACATGCATATCCGAATTTATGGTATTCGGTAATTCATGGTCGAAGAAAGCTGTCACTGGACCATAAAGTCCCGTGACACGTTCAAATAATTGTGCTTGATTTATACCAGATTTTGTTTTCCAAGAATGTAAGAACACATCTACATCGTAGTGGTCTAATAGATTCTTTTTAATGTATTCAAAGGCTTTAGCGTAACTTCTCGGTTGACCTGACAGGCATAGTGCGAGTTTCGGTGATGAATTTTTCAACATAATCTGTACATACTCCAAAAATATCCAAATTTTTCACATAGTCCCAATACTCATCATCACGTTCAGGCATGACAGCAATGGAGTTATTAGTTAGGTCTTTCCCAGGATACGTCCAGATATGTTGTGATGATGTTAACGTAAAATCATCTTCTTGATGCCAAAAGTAAGTGTATTTAAATGGTGCAGTTGACAGTTCATAAAGTGCATCAAGATTTTTACAATGAAGCCAAAGGCCTTGTTGACCAATAAAAGAACTATCGACTTTATATTGCGGCTCATCGTGACCAAGCCACCAGCCGTCAGATTTCCACCATACATCAACTTCACAATCATAACGCTTCTTTAAAGCCTTGCGAATTTGGTCTGGATGATTTTCTTTTTCTTTGTCTGGACCTTGAAATAGTCCACGATGTGCAATGTAAATCATTGATATAAACTCTTATGTTTGTATTCACCGAGAGGTGTATGCATGATTGTTTTGTTAATCATAAATTCTTCCCAAGGCAATCCAAGTCTGCGGATGAAGTGTTCAGAAATAACATGTGGACACAATAGACCAGTTTCTTTATAGAGTTGTGGAAGATGATATAAAACTTTACAGAATAAACTCATTGTAAAGAAGTTACCGACTTGAACCATGTCGGATGTTCCTTGACCCATATGATTTCGATATCCTAAAGTATAAAACTTATTTGAATCGAATTCAGGTAACGATTCATTGAACACCAAATCTGGTCGCATACGAATTACAAGATCATAAGTTTTACCCGTCAGCATCATATGTTCTTCTACCGAAAGCATACCACGACCAACTTTAAACCACATCGATATTTGATTCTTTGGTACATGATAGAACGTTTCGAATTGTTTTGCTCTGGTTACAAAATTATCTTCAAATTGTTCATATGAATCTACATTCATAACTACAGGCTTATATGCTTCTTCAATACCAGCAACATCTAATTTCGGACCACCTTCGGTGATACCTTTTGCCGAATGTGGATCCCAATATGCTTCAGAATCCCATGTATCAATAAAAATATCTGGATTATATTTGTCAATGATATGTTGTTTGGTGTTGGGAAACACCTGGTCCCAACAACGCATGTGACCAGTTAGTAGTAGTGCTACCTTCATGTTTTCCTCACAAAATATAAATTATCTTCATTGACTTGTGATGTAACTCTATCAATCATAAAGCCATTTTGTTCCAAAAAGTCCAATGCATCTTGTTTAGTGTGTTGACCCTTATAAAGACGGAGTTTATCTTCTTGTGGAACTTCGACAACACCAGATTCTACAATCGACAGTTTTTCACCGAGGCCTTTCAATACAGCTAGGTCCGAACCTTGTGCATCAATATGCAGATGGTCAATCTTTGTAATTTCAGGTGCAAAAATTGTTAGCCATGTATCGAGTCGGTAAACGTTAATCTTTTTAGAACCACGGACAACAAAATCTGTTCGACCTGGCCACGTTTCGGATAAATTGTCAGCAAATTCATTCAATGATGCTGAGCCTGTGTCACCTTCAACCATATGGAAATCTGCTTCACCATCAAAGTCTGAAATAGCATGTTCATAAACATGATATCGGTCTTTCATGTTCCTTGCTTCGGCCGCAATACGTAGAAGTCTTGCAAGTTCTGGTGTAGGTTCGAATGCGTAACAAATCACATTAGGATTGTGTTGTGTTATGTCTAATGAATCTTGCCCGTGGTGAGCACCAACATCAAATAAAATCATTTTTATTCCTTGTGATTATCTAAGAAGTAATTTAGGTCTTCTGGAGTACCGATACCCCACATCTTTTCAATGTTCTTAACACGAATCTTCTTACCATCACCGATGGCTTCATTGAACACTGGACAAGTGTAGAATTCACCATTTGTTCGGATGTTCTTGCTAATCATTTGTTCAGCATATTTAACATAGTCTGAGCCGTGGCGCCAGTAGTAAATACCAACTGTAGCTTCATCAGAGATTACCTTTTTCTCGGCAACTTCGGAGACAAAACCATTTTCGTCTAACTTAGCATATGACCATTTTGGATGTGTTGCTTTGAATGTGAGAATACCACCATCGATAGAGTCAGCAGAGAAAGCATACATGCATTCATTAGAGTTCCATTCAACAAACTGGTCAGAGTTAGCCATTACCATTGGTGCATCATTATTAATAAGTTCTTTGGCAAGGAGAGTAGTGCAAGCGGCACCATCTGTTAAGCCGTCAACCTGTACAATCTTACAACCTGGTGCAACCAAATTTAACAGATATTTTAGATTGTATGTTTCATAGTGTTCTTTTTGAACTAAGAAAATGTAGTTTGCTTCAATGTTCAGGTTCTCAACCACAACTTGAATCATTGGCTTTCCACGCACTTCAATGAGTGGTTTAGGGAAAGTGTAACCAGCTTGTGCAAACCGTGAGCCTGCGCCAGCCATTGGAATCAAAACATTCAGTTTCTTGTCTCTCCATGGTAGAGACTTTTTGCTTGTACCTTCAATCGTATTCATAAGGTCATAAATCCTTTGCATCATATATTCAGAGTTAACTTCTTTAGCATTTTCAACTGCAAGCAGGTGTGCTCCAGAGTCTAATGCACCTTGGCGTCCGATGTGACTATCTTCGACAATAATTGTATTTTTAGGAAGTGCATTGAGTGCAGTCATACATTTCCAATACATTTCAGGATATGGCTTTGTGCGAGTCACATCTTCATTACTGACAAAATAATCAACTTCGTCCATCACACCAATACTTAGTAGAGATAATTTTACTGTCTCTCGGATTGAATTTGATGCGATAGCAATCTTGTAACCACGTGCTTTAATCTTACGGAATATTGATTGTAGCAGGTATTCTTTATTGAATCCACGAACTAGATTAAAAGTGGCATCTTGTTTATCTCGCCAGACTTGGTCATACGTTGAAACTGGAAGACCTTTCTGTTCAGTCAACATCTTCAGTTTCTTTGTTGTATTCAGACCATCATACTTACTGAGGTGTTCTTCCCGTGTGATTACATATTCTTCACCAACTTTGCGTAGTGCATCATTAAGTGCATCATAATGGAGTTCACGTGAATCAATCAGAACACCATCAAGGTCAAAAATAACTAATTTACTCATAATTATTAAACTTTCTTAAAATACCACGAACATCTTCAACTGGTGCATTTGGATCCATTTTATGGAGTTCAAACATTTCTGGATTTCTAAAATAAGCCATTAGCAACAAGCCTTGGTCATCATCAACAAGACCAATACTCATTAGATAATCTAATGCTTCTTTCATTTCAGCAGATAGTGTTTGCCATTCTGCACGTTGACCAACAAATACACCACCAATAATGAACACTAGGTTGTTTT